TGATAAACACATCTTCTGACCAGTCACCTTCTTCAATGGTGTCGTTCATAGTAATACTTTCTTGGTTATAAGGTTGTCGCTTACGCCTTGTTCGGACACGTGATTATCGTTACTCGCTGTGAAGCTACGGCGATCAAGATGCCATATCTCACCGCCTAATTCACGTAACATCTCAGCTTCGTTGTCAAAGCGTAGATCATCGACGACCAAAGGCGTTAAAGCTGTGTCGGTTAAATGCTCGATCAAACGGACACGTAACAATTTTATCCATATGTTTTTATCGACAATTTCACGTCCCCACTCCGTACCAAGGGTCTGTAAAAGGTATCGAGCCGTACACTCAAAATAAGGTAACTTCTCGTCCTTTTTCTTAAGCACGTACTCATTCGGGAATACAGCACACAGCATCGATTTTAACGGCGTGGCAAAGCTGAACACGTGTCCTGTTTTGCCCGCCAAGAACGACGCGTAAGTCGATTTACCCACGCCCTTCTTGCCGCATAGTCCAATTAGTTTAGGTTGTATTGTCATAAGCTTTCGTTTGTCTCCTTTTCATTGTTGTCATCATCGTTGTCGTGTAAGTATTTAGTTTGTTTTAAAAACGCTTCTTCGTCCCATTCTTCGCGTTCCCAATAGTAATAGTCAGGTGCGAGGTTAGGACGTGGCGGATATCGATCTTCTTCTTCAAAGTATTTACTCATTGTTGTCGTCGTTATCATCGTCGTTATCGTCGTCGGGGTTTAAATACCCACGTCCTTCACGGCGTCTTCGATCCGCGATTAAGTCGTCTTCGTATTCTGCTTTAGTGTCGAATATGTCTTCGTCCATCTTTGTCGTATTGGTTGAATTGTTGTTTGTTACTGGTTGCGATCCACTCGTAGAAATACTTCCACGAACCATCGGCGAACACGTAAATAAGCTCGCCGTTCTTGGTGCGTTCAAGTTTCGGTTGGATGTTTGAACCGCGTTTAAATAAGCCTGTTTTAAATGGTATAGTCATTATTGTTCTTCAATTTGTGTTTCTATGTCTTCTCGCGTCATTACGTCCACGTAAATCGGCGTACTTTTTTTGATGGTTGTGATAAAACTTTTCGTCTAGAGCTTCTAAACCTAACTCACTTATAGCTTTCTCTATTATTGTTTTAGCTTCTTCAGCGGACTTAGCATTTACGCTAATGTAACCACCGATAGTAGATGTTATTTCGACTTCGTAATGTTTCATTATTTAAAAAAGCCAATGGCGTGTCGTGCCAAGTTTTCAATGTCAAAAAGCACGTGTTCAGCTTCTTTATGCTCGTGGTCTTCGTGTACATTCTCGTTTATGAATTGTTCTCTAGCTTCAAGATTTAAATCGTTCCAATTGTCAGGTACTTCGTCGCATAGGTATTCAGCCGACGCCCATTGAAATGTTTTAAAGCAAATTTCTTCGCCCTTATCGCTTATTTTTTCGTATGTATATTTCATTTTGTTTATTGTTCTTCTAGTTGTGTTTCTATTTCTTCTCTCGTCATAACGTCCACGTAAATCGGCGTTCCTTCGCCCACGTACGCTGTAAACGTATTGAACTCAAGATACTCTAACGCTTCAGTCGGTCTCATGTTGTCGCGTTTTACTAACACGTCAACCATTTTCCAAGCGTCGTATACTACGCGTTCAACGCCGTTAATGCGGTCGCTTGTAATTCCTATTATACAGGAATCGAATCCGTCGGCAAAAAGCGTTTTAGGAGTGTCGCTCATCGGTCGCCTTTCTCCCAATATAAGAAGCCAAAGCCAACGATAAAAATGATCGCAAGCGAGAATATTGTTATAATGTCCATTTGTTTAGTCGGTTGTTAGTTGCATTGCTTCGGACAGTGGTAAATCGGTTATGTTTGTATCTGCTTTAAGATTAATACAAATGTCTGAATCGATACCGTTTGGTTCTGCTTTAAATAGAAAGTTTTGTGAACCGCTTTCTAATAGCTCTTCTACATCTTCGTGAGTTAATATAAGTGTTATGTTAGTTTTCATGTTTAGTCGGTTAATAATTAGTTAAAATGCCGACGATGTGAAAAAAGCGAAAAGACGCAAGCACTAATTTTTTAAAAACACGTAAAGACCGCTTAAACACTGGCGAACACGTACATAAAAAATTTAGTCGGTTAGTCGGTTAAAAATTTAAAAGGATTTTTGACGCGATTTTGACGCGATAAAAAGACCGATTAAGACGCGATTAAAACGCGAGATAAAACGAACGATTGAGACCGATTTGAACGCGATTAAGTTGACGATTAAAACGCGATTAAAAGAAATAATATTAGTTATTAGATAAACTTTAAACGATTGAGCCGAAAAAATAAATTTGACAAGATAAAGCTTTTTCACATGATCGGCTTTTCACTTATATTAATAATCCAACAAAAATTAATTATGAAAAACCTATCATTAGATTTATTAAATCTAGTAATAACACATTGTCATAGCAACTGCCATGAAACAGCTTACAACGCATTACAAGAAATAGATAACGACTTTTGTTTAAAGCGTAGCGAATATCTGAATATTGTTAAAACGTGTCTTGACGATTTACAAAGAGAATTAAAACAAGATTAATACCTAACAAAAATTAATTATCATGAGAGCATATCCAATATGGAATCAAGTTGACGCTTGTATCTATCAGTCAAACAAATCGTTTGGAGCAAAACAAGTATCCAATATAAATGTTAAAGTTGGCACTTCTGCAAAGAATAGTCATGACTTCTTAACACATTGTACTACGCATAAGGAGCATTCAAACGGAGATAAAGAGTTTCGTTTTTATGTTGATGGAAAATGCATAAAAAGAGCACTTGTCACAAAGGAAACACAAAAGCTTAAAAAACTATCTGTACTCGATATACCTAGAAAGTAAAAACATTATGAACAACGAAAATAAAACAATTACAGAACTGGAAAAGCTTGGTTATAGCGGTATTGACGCGTGTTTAATGATATCATTATTCGAATATGGACTTGCTTGGAAAGACGGCATTAAAGAAATCGATTTTATCTATGGTATTAAAATGAATGATTGCGATTATTCGCGATTTGATCGCATACAGATCGACAAGTCAATTGATGTACGGAAAGAATACGATTGGGCTGAATTTGACGCAGTTGAAAGCTTTACTGGTACAACTCGCAAAGATTGGGACAAGCTTGAATTGCCACAAAAGATATTCGATTTAATAACCTACTATGGCTTCGAAAATGTCTGTGGCAGTTCGTACTGGGAGGGATTTGAAATAACACAATAATAACATTATGAAAAACGATAAAATGATTAAAACACATCTTTTACAAGTTGATGATTGGCATGATGGAGAAAGCTGGTCATGGAATAATTGGTTTAAACTCGAAGATGGTATTTATTTGCATGAATCAACTTTGAACAGTCCAAGAAAGATTTTGCGTTTCTGTCGCGATAAACTCGATATACTTTCAAATGAATCAAAAGGTAAAATGCAAATTGAAGATGATGGGTACAATGTAAATATTCAATTAAGAACAGGAGAAACATTATTTGCCTTTTGTTATGGCGAGTACATCAACTAAAATGAAAAACGATAAAGACATGACAATTGCGGAATGGTTCGAACGCGAGGAAAACGAGCTTAAGCGTTCAACTAAGTTCCGCTTGCAACTATTATTAATTCCGATTATGGCTCTTTTTGGTTGGGTCATTCTTTTAGCTCTAATGATTAAAAACAATTAAATATAATTATGAACAACGAAGAAATAACAGAAGAAGAAATAATTGATTGGCTTGGTCATGATTGGCAATTCAGTCAAATAATCGAAATACTACAGGATTTAGCCAATGGAGACTATCTGATTGAAAACATGATAAAAGACATTAAAAATAATAACGAATAACTAAACAAACAAACAAACTCATTAAAGCCCGTTTTAACGCGATTAAGACGGGCTTTTTTGTGGACGCATATAAAAGGATGGGTTTGCGATTGAAACGCGTTTAAAGGCTTATATCGAGACACAAAAAAACCATCGCGTTTTAAACGATGGTCTTAATGTTGTTTGTTTCGCGTTTTAAGCTTTTAGCTCGTTGATAATTTCAAAGGCTTCTTTAATTTTATTTAGCTTTCTTCGCGTTTCTCTGTAAGCGTAAATAATATCTTTAAGAAAGACAACATCATCTTTAGCAATTACTGACATAGCGTCATAATGAGCGTATACTGAAAAGTTCTCTTCTTCGCTCCATTCGTTGAATAAATCTATAGGAGGTTTACAATCATCTTTCTTGCGATTACTTTCCCATAATTTCCAATAGCGTTTGATAGAGGCTTCTGATACTTGATAACTTGTTTTACTCATAATTGTTGTTTGGTTGGTTGGTTGTTTGGTTCGCGTTTTAACTAAGTTGATTTTTTTCCCACAAATCGGGATGTTGAATAGAATAAGCTAAATCGCGGCGTTCCGCTTCACTATCATCATTTCCAATGTCTTTCATAACTTTGATATATTCATTACTAGCTTGGATGATTAACGCTTCTAGAACATTGGCTTTTCTACTCGTGCTGTCAGCGTTCAAAAGAGAGCTAAATCTTAAATCGTTGAATGATCTTATTGATCTTGTCATAATTATGTTGTTTGGTTGGTTGGATTAATAAAAATGTCGATCATGTGAAAAGTTTAATCGTTGTCAACAAAAAGTTTTAACTGACGATTGAGACGCGATAAGAATGCGATTAAAACGCGTTTAAAACGAAAAGAAAAAACAATAGTAAACGCAAATACACGAACAAAACTTTGATTTGCTTTACACGAGTAGCACAAACAACGAGTTTCAACGCGATTCAATAGCCAATCAGATAATATATCCTTTGCGAGCCTAGTATTTAAAAGACATTGCTTATTTAGTTGTGTCCATATCGTGTCCATACAGAAAAAATCGACCACCCTAACGGGGAAAATCCGACCGCTTGCTATAACGTAAGACCATTCACATTTTTTTATCGAAACTTTTTAAGCGCGTTCTTATCGCGTTCTTATCGCGTTCTTATCGCGTTCTTATCGCGTTCTTATCGCGTTCTTATCGCGTTCTTATCGTCGTCCGTATCGCGCCTTAAAACGGCTCTTCACCGACATCAGTGTTATCGTCATCGTCCCAGAAGTCGTCATCCATCTCGAACTCCACATCCATCGAGTTTGATTCAAGTAAATACTCCATCTTTATCATCTCTAACACACCGACTATAGTCGCATGATTAAGTTCAAATTCGTCACGAAAGCGTTTTACAACGTTTCCTACCTCGTAACAAAACGCATCTGTTTGTTCGTTGATGTCCATAGGTTTAGGTAATAGTCGTAAATTTAAGGGTTGACGTTTTGAAAAACGCGATATAATCCTATTTATAGGACGCCTATAGCGTGTCTTTGTATATACGCGTATATAACGCGATTCAAATCGAAACGGACGTATTTATATCGCAAGTTACTAGTACTGATGATTAAGAAAGGTACTAGTAAGAAATCACGAGTAAGCTTTAACGAAACGTTTAACAACTCCTTTATATCGTCCTTCATACTTAACGTTAAACCGCGTTAAATCGATTACATTTATGTCGTCGTTTATATCGCGTGTTAAAGCGTAGCCATCCAAGTAGTACTACGAGTAGATTTATTGTTGATCTTGAAAGCGGCGTTTTTAAAGCGTTCTAATTCTTGGTCTAGTAGTTCTGCTTTTCTATCGTTCATTTTCAAGTCCGCGTTTACAGCCATTTGTTCGACCCAGTATCCACAAGCCATACAAAGCGCATCTAAACGGTCGTCTTGAATAAGAGCGCCTTTATCGCGTGTTAAACGCGTTAGTTGGTACATCAACATGTACCTAGATTGTTGCTCAATAGGATACGTTAGAGCGCTTTGATAATCGTCTTTTATGACCTTTGAATCGACTATTAATTTGTGTCTATTAAGTATCGGTTCAAGTGTATCTACGATACGTTTTTCCTTTTGTATGTGGTGTCTTACTTCGTTGATCGTAACGGGATGAATCGCGTTTATAATGGGCTTAAAGAGTTCGGTAAACATCCCGTCTCCCATGTTCGATTCAATAATGATTTCGTTGACCTTGTATTGCTTTGCGATACGAGCGAGTTGATTTAAGACGTTTTCCCCGTATCCGCCTTTAATGCCGTTACACGCGTGAACGAACAATTGACCGTTAAGCATTTTAACGACGCTATAAGCGGTTTCATCCTTACCACGACCCGCTGGGTCAATAGACATGACTGAACCCGTGTACTCGATCAGATCGCCGTTGGTATCCAATGGACGAAAGAACTTATCGCCGTTAAAGCCGACGTTAGGAAGGTCTTCGGTTATTTGTTGTGGACCAGCGGCATAGACATACTTTTCGTACGCCAGGTCGTTGTCCAGTTCGGTGACTATTAAATCATTGATTTTTAACGGGTAACGATCAGCGTCGCTTAATCGCGGGTTAAGCATGAACTGAAGAGCATACCCGCTTCGTCCGTAACTCAACCGTCTTTCTTCGAGATCAAGGTCGGTAAATCGTAACGGTTCTGTTGTCTTACCGATGTTGTCTTCAGTAGTGTTATCGACGATAAAGGGCGATACAGCGCCGTTATAGATCGTCTGGACGTGATCCAATGGTATGTACTCAGATTGCCACACACGGGCGTTATAACCGCGTTCTCGAAGCTTAGAATAGATACTGTCTTCACATTGGGGTGTACCTAGAAAGATGATACGACTACTGTCTAGTGGTTTAACAATCGCTTCAAACTCTTTGACTTGTTCATCGAGCTTATCGCGCATTCCTTGGGTAGCGCTGTTGTTTGGTACTTCGATGTCATCGGCAACGATTATGTCAGCACGTGATCCTGTAAGCTGAGACGTGATACCTAGTGACTTGACCGAAGGCGCGTGTGAAGCGGGTGCTAAACCGACGTCAAAGCTTATCTTACTGAACCGTTGACCATCACGTGGTTTAAGACCTTGTAACACGGGAATGTCGTTGATGATCTTCAAGGTGAACGTTGAGAAGTCGTCGGAACGCGATTTAGACGCCGACACAACAAGTATGTTCTTGGTAGGGTCTAGTAGTAGTTGATGAACGACATATGCCGAACATATCCACGATTTACCGACGCCTCGAAACGCCATGATAACGGAACGTTTTGGACCGTCTTGGATGAAGTTAGCGATGTCGTATTGGAGTGGTGTTGGATCGGGAAGACCCAAGTGTTTCCAAACGACAAACAAGAAGTTACGAAAGTCCCGAAGTTCGGGTGGTACGTTACTTGTCACTTTGCTTGTCTTATCGCTTCTTTATCTTCGTCGCTATCGTCAAACGGTAGGACTTCTGCAAGCTTACCCAGAGGCGATCCTTGCTCGCTTAAGCTGACAACATCGTTGTCTTTAAGTAGCTGTCTAGCGCCGTTTAAAAGCGCCGCATTGTACTCAGCCGCACCGACCTTCATCTCCGTTATAGCCTGGGTGTAGGTGTCTGCGATGAGTACCTGTAGGTTTTCTAGTTGTTCTCGTTTCTTCATATAAATATTACTTGCCTACTCGTTTTAAGGCAAGATTGTGAGCCTGTGTAAAGGTGCGTCCTTTTTTCATTTCCGACTTCATTAACTCCATGTGTTTTTTAGAATGATGTTTAGAATGTCGTTTAAGGGTGAGTTGTTGTCGTTTGTTCATAATTATGGTGCGCTTGTTTTATACGGATGGGCGGAAGGTAGGTCTGCTGTTAGTCCCCACTTGTGTGCGAGGTAACCTTCGATCTTATCGGAATTAGATTGGGATACATCTTCAACAAAGATAGCTTCTCCCCAATCGGAGTCACCATTATTGATATGGTCGTTGAACTTAACATTACCAGCACCAAAACCAGACAGGTTTGTAATTGAGAAATTCTCCCGATAAGGCACAGTGTTCATGAAGAAGTTTGCTTCGGTGTTAGGTACATCAAACTCAACAGAGAACATTACCCATTGGTTTATTACGTTGGCTGTATTATCTGTGACGTTACCTTGAAGCGTGTACCAGTCACCTGAGAAAACGCCGCTCCCACTGAAGTTAAACATAATCATCAACAGACCTTGGCTGCTCTTCTGGTACCTGATGAGTGCATCGTGCGCGTCTGAGTTTGTCACCTTCAACACGAAGTACCACTTATGTACAGCAGTATTACTAAAATTTATGAGAGTGTTAGATGTTGCGTCAGTGTTGTTATCAAACCTAAGTATATTCTTACCGTTCTGTGCCGAGTTAACCGCAGTAAGTGTAGCTCCTGCGTCAGCGTTGAATGAATAGTTATTACCTGACTTATCTGCGAATTGTGTGACGTAACCACCTGATGATGTGAACGTGGATTGGTCGTCCATATCGACCCATAAGCGAGTATTTATACTGGCGGGAGTCCACGCACTATTAGTTGAACCTGTTATTGCTAACTGCATCTGATCCGCATAAGCACGACCTATAGTAAACATATCATTTACCCCATCGCCCTTGAAGTCAGGCGAACCAACGGTATCACCAACGCTACCTGTGTATCCACGACTTACATCGCTTGCATCGGCAGTGTAAGTTTCATTTGAGCCTGGGTGTACTAATGTTCGGTCAGCCCATGAAGGCGAGGCATTGTCTTGCGTATTAACAAAGCCAACATAAGAATCTTGGTCAGCTACATTTGCTTTGTAGGTTGTTCGCCAATAAGTAGTCGTGCCAGTGATAACGAACGGAAACTGAGCCTTTGGCATATCTAAAGTGTAATTATCATTTAGCCATGTACGCATATGGTCGATGAATGCAATCAGGTCACTATCTGCACCACCACTTTCACCTTGCCACCAAATAAATCCTGCAAGCCTGTAGCTATATCCACCGTTGGTTAATTTAGTTAATCCATCAGCAATCGCTAATTTAAACGCCCGTAAGGCATCGCCTCGCTTGTCGCCAGTAGCGGTTAAATCCCAATCAGACAAACCACCATCGGCACTACCATCGTCCGTCAAGCTACTCGCACCAATCGCGTGTTTTAAAACTCCAATAGGCTTACCGTTGGTTAAATTAATTGCGTTAGCTCTTTCAACAAATCCAATCTCAGGTCCAAACTTTGAACTGCCCCCAAGGCTTGAACTACTGTCATCGCCTCTTGTGCTTCCCGCTACTAACGAAGTTGCCCAATTTGAGTAATATTGTGTAGTTGATGCATTGGAAGTGTTGTCGTGCCATGATGTATAAAAGATACCGTCTTGTGTCGCCTGTGCAGTCGATAGATCAGACACATTAGCGTGACCGTGAGCGTTCGATTGACCCGCCAATAAATAAACATCAACGGTCTGATTTACGATTTCGGAATTGTCAAAGGTGCGATACCAACTACCGTTATAGAAGTATGACATGGTAGGAGTATTGGTAGTCGTCCCATCTGTAACAAGTGCGTTCGTACCAGAACTAGCGTTAAGCGGAAGGGTGGCTTTAGTGTAGCTACTTATTTGTACTCCATCTTGTCCATCAGCGCCGTTCTGACCGTCTGCTCCGTTTTGACCCGCTACGCCTTGTGGACCTTGAAACTGACTAAGCGAGTTCCACGCTGTGACACCGTCTCCTACCTTCAGGATTTGATTTGTCGTATCAAACGCTGGTTCACCTTCGCTTAAAATAGGGTTGGTACTGGCAAAGTTCGCCGCCGTGTCGCGCCTTAGAAATATTCTTCTTATACTCATTATGTTGTTGATGCGTTACCGCCGTTAATTGCTGTTGCTTCTACGTGTTGAAGGTTTGCTCGTCCGCCATCTACGATACCTACTGCTGACGCTTCAAGCGCGTTTATACGTGTTTCCTTGAGGTCAACACGCGAGTGAGCGCTATCTACCTTAACGTTGTTATCGTATATCAAGTGATAAGGCACGACGGGTTGCGGTCTGTGGCGTGGCATAACTAACACTTCCA